GAACCATTACCTAGTCCTGCAACTACATCAGCAGGTACTATAAATTCATCCTTAGATAATGCTACTTCTTGTTCTCCCTCTATATCACCAAATACTTCATCATCCATACCATCTCCTTTACCCTCTACTTGTCCTTCAGTTTGAGGTAAAGAAGCAATGCCACCTTCTTGCATTTGTTTTATATGCCCACCATCCTTAGCGTAAAGACTATTAGGATTAAAATATCTATACTCACTACTTCCTGTAAAATCAGCACCGGGAAAACTAACTTGTGGAGTGTAAGGGCCAGATAATTGTATATCTTTACGTCTTCTTTCTTGTTCTACTATATCAGGAGTTTGACCTGCCATAGCTCCTGCCACACCAGCTGCACCCCTACCCAAAGTAGAACCTATATTTCCCTTTGTAAATAACTCTCCTGTTCGTTCAGCAATCTCTCTGCCAGTAGTAGCTGGATTAAAAGATTCTCCAAAAGAAAGCGGAGCACTGCTAGTACCAGCACCACCAGCTAATCCGGATTTAAAACTGCCGTCACTAAATACTTTTTCATTTGGAAACCTTAAACTATCTGGGCCAGCACCACCAGTAGCACCAGTAGTACCAGCAGCAGTTTTAGCACTAGCAAGTTTACTTCCTATTCCAGCAGTTAGACCCGTCAACAACCCAGATTGCAAGGCTTCTTCTTTATTACCTCCAGCTAACAATGTGCCAAGAGCTGAACCACCACCTGCAGCTACGCCTGTAGCCAAAGCACCTGCACCTTGAGCCAATAAAAGTTGTGGGGCTAATATACTACCTGCAACAGGTAAGGCTATTTTCAAGAAATCTCTAAATTTAAACATCTCAGGTAGTCCGGTACTAGGGTTAACTGACACACCACCTAAAGAAGCTACTCCTGCAACTTCAGAAGGAGCCATATGCACAAGCATAGAATCTCCAAATCTACCTTTACTTGCAATACCCTGTGCTGTTTTATCCATCATGTCGCTACCTTTAAAGTTCCACTATCATTATAAACCGTCCCAACCGCTAAACCTGATGCAGAAGTTGGTAAGTTATTCAATATTATATGTGTTTTTGACGTTGTTGTGTCAAATTCTGCATCAATTATAACATTTCCTTCATTATTCAGCACTTGTAACCTTGCTGCTCTGAACACAGTAGGTATATCTTGCTCTGTAAAAAACAGTCTCAGTACACGTGTAAGCTCATCGAGATACTGTTTATTGTATTTTTCAGGTGCTATAGGTAATGCAGGTATTGCCATTATCTTTTCCCATCTGTTCTAATGTCCATACGTGGTGTACCCAACTGCCATTTAGTGCCTATAGAAGAACTACCATCTATTCTAAATTTTATTTGCCTACCTCTAACACGCACATTTACTACATCCGTATATAATTCAGTAGGAGACAAAGCAGTTGCTGTAACCGTTTTTCCGGTTTCTGTTACGTAAGATGCTCCTGAGAAGTTACGAGGTGTTAGTGTTAACGTAACATCAGGGTTCGTAGATGTAGAGCCTTCAAATACTACATCAGGGATTAAACGCCATACAAATCCAAATCGTTCTCCATCACCTATATCAAAATCAGATGATTCTATATAAGAATTTAAAGATGCAGAAGAATCACCCGATAGATCATCAATACCATTTTCATGGTATAAAAGTCTGTTATTATAGTCAGCAGCTATTGGAAATTGATTCATAGCACTATCTAACCATGCACTTCTAGCCATTGTGCCAAAATACCATGTGTTTTCTAGATAATTATAAATGACGTAACTGTCTATAGAACTACTTGAATTAGAACAATAAAACCACCAAAGTTCGTTATACCCCTCATTTCCTCCAGCAAAGACCTGAAACTCTTGATCTTTATTCATATTGTTGTATACGTAAGATCGCAAGGTAGAGGGTAGGGCTCTTACCTGCCCATCATAAACATAAAATTTATCATGCCCCATCCAAAATGCAATATTATTAGCTACAATAACAGAGTTAGGAGATATAATAGATATATTGTCTGCCAATAAAGTAAATGTAAATACATAAGGTAATCCAACATACTGCATAGAATAAACAGCAGTATCAGTAAAAACTAATATTTCTTGTCTAGTTTGCACAGCAGTTACTATTTGACTACCTTTATCTAATCTATAATCACCTGCTGTATTATCAGTTCTTGGAACCCACATAGCTTCATCTTCGGATGCTGACCATCTAACTTGCATTGCATCAAAAGCACCGCCAGCCCCACCAAAACGATCACTACCAAAACAAATAACATGTCTAGATTGATCTGATGTTAGTACAAAAGTAACAGTTCTTGGTATATACGCAGCGTCAAACCCTGTAGCACTACTAGTACGATCACTCAGTGCAACAGCTCTAGTGCTTGTACCACCTGATTTATCCCAATAATAAACACCTGCTTGGTACACACCAAAAATTAAATCTTCTCCAAACGTATCATGCGACCACAATCTTAATTGTTGAGCTAAATCTGCTACCCCCGTAGTTCCCCAAGTCGAAGTTGTTGTATTTTTATATCTTACAGAAACTGTACCCCCTGCACTAGAGTCAGAACTATCAGGGTCATACGTTATACCGCCAATAACTAAAGATATAGTGTAAGAATTAGCATTAAGTTTAGTAATTTCAAAAGCCTTTAACATTACTTCAGTGCAAGCAAAAGCTGTTCTACCATCAGTTCCACTTAAAGGAAAAGAAGTTCCTATAGAATTAATGTATATATAATCCCCTGTATCTAACCCATGAGAATTATGAGTAACAGTTACAGTAGCACTCCCTGCAGTTACATTAAATGGGTCTGTGCCTAAAGTAGCATCTAAATAATCAGGCCAACTACCAGAACTCCATCCTGATGTATAACTAAACTCAGATGGCCCTGTATTTAATTGATACGCTGCATCTGTAGCAGAACCTCCATTACCTGAATCGGAAGCATTAGCTGTAGCACTTGCTGTAAAAGTGTATGAGTTAGCACTTAATATTCCAGTTATTCTATGCTCTGTATTTAATACAGCAGCGGTTATAAGTCCACCTAAGCTAACAGCATTAGATATAGTTACATAATCCCCAAGAACTGCTCCATGTCCTGAACTATCTGTAGCTGTTATTACAGCTGATCCATTGGTTGCAGAAAATGTAGTTGTGTTTGCATTGGTTGCTCGCACAGGAGTAATATCTGCATACGCCCCACCCTCTTCAATATAATACTTTATATTAGTACCTACACCAGTAAGACGATCTCCGTCTAAAGCAACCCAACTAATTAAATTACGGGCTACACCTAAATATTGATTAGCAGATACTCGTGTCCACCCGCCTATTTGTTCGGGAAGTCCTGATTTAAATCTAATTTTATCTGATTTGTACCAACCACCCTCATTAGAATAGTTAGATACTTCTCGATTTATTCCTGGTTTAAATTTCAGTTTTTGCAGCATATATCGTTTGTTTATCTATAAAATTTTGAGCTTGTAATTCAGTATTAAATTCCTTTACTACAGTATCATTTGGTATCTCATGATTATTATCCACATGCACATACCTCCATACACCTAAACTATCCATATAAACTAACCATTCACGCAAAAGGTCGTACTCCATTTTTATCTATTATTAACGCATTTTTACGAGGCTCCATACCGCCTTCATTAGGGACAGATATATGAACCCAACTATCGTACTCACATATTACCTGATCGTAACTTATACCGGACTCTATTATTTTTTTAACTGCTTCTCTAGGACTAACTCCCGATACACGTATATCCGCTGCACACCCTTTTAAATGTTGACTGGAATCTCGGCTGCCCACGGCATCGTTAAGTTGTTTACATCTAAATCCAGAATTTATAAAGATAGGCACATCAAACATATTTCGTAATTCTTGTAGCATATAAGCTAATCGTCTTAAATTACTTAGTTGTATATCATTAGGTTCATTGGATATATTTTTTCTAGCTGCTATTTGAGAAGCAGTAAGTTCTTCTAAAGAAAAGTTAGCTGTTAATTTCATGTGGTTCTTCCTTTTCTTATAGCTTCTTTACCTTTTTTAAATATACTTGCTACCTGTGTTTTGCCCATAACTTTTGCTCTTTGTTCTCCTACTGTAAGTATTTGTATTTTTCGTGCATACGGTTTCTTTATTCTTTTTACTTTAGCTACTGTAGCTCTTGCATCAGCAGGTGTAGCAAACTTTATACTAACGGTATCCTTTGGATTCTCATCTGTGTATAAACGTCTACCACTACCTTTAGGTTTTTTACCTGTTCCTACCTTTGGGTCTTTCTTTTTCATCGTTTACCAAAAAATTTAGTTGCACTTCTTACCCCAAAACTTGCTGCTACAATTACACCTAAACTATACTGATACCAAGTAGGCATCATTTCTAGTTGCTCAAACCCGTTTTGTACGATTCCTTCCGCACCGGGAATAAAAGCAAGTATTAAGGGAAGAGAAAATAAAATAGTAAGCCATTCGTCTTTAAATGACTGTTGGCTACCCTGAGCCATAATCTTGTCCCAATTTCCTTCCTGCAAGGACGTTTGTTTATAAACTTCTGCCTCAGCTTCTGCTTTGGCAACCATAACTTTAGTTTTACCTTTTTGCTTTTCTACTCTAGATTCAACAAAACTTCCTACTACAGATGCAATAGGACTTATTAAACTTTGCCACATTATGCTACCCTCCTATACTTTCTAACTTTTTTAGCAATTCTTTTTGGTTGCTTTACAAATTGTTTACCTTTTTTAGTTCCTTCTCTTTTTTTCCTTGTTGTCGCTGCGTATTCTTGTGCAGTTAAACTTTTTATAGCTGCTTCTGGTAAATATCGTTCTCCTGTTTTGCTAGACTTTTTACCACTTTTAGTTCTCCATTTTTGTTTAGTCCAAGCCTTTAATGACCTTTGTGATTTTTTTAACCGAGCCATTAGGTATACCCACCACCAGCACTTTTATAAGCCTTAGCAAGCATTTGGGCTTTACGAGCACTCCACTGACCTGGTTTTCCACCTTTTGATCCAGCTTTTATACGGTTAAATAAACGCTTTCGCATAGTTGGCTTAGTATAATTACCAGCCTCATTTACTCTACTTTTAGTTTTTTTCTTTTTCACTGCCATTTCGTTTACTCCATGCAGACGCAGCCATAAATGTAGCTACTATGCCTAAATTTGTTATCGACCAAACTTGAAGAAAAGGGATGATAATATTTAATCTAGACTCAGAAACTATTGGAGTTAGTATTACAACTACGCCAGCACACACTGATAATAATGAAACCCAGACCATTCTACGTTGTTGGTCAGCCATACGATCAGAGTTTTCTATACGGATCATACGCTCTTCCCTTCGGAGTTCTTCGTCTGATACCACACCATCTCCATCTAAATCGTGTTTAGCATATCTACTATCAGGTTCAAATTTTTTCTGTGTCAATTCCTCAACTCCATATTTAAAAATACTCACCACCTACCTGCTTTTTTACCTAACTCATAAGTTACATCAACTAAATACCAAATCATAAAACCACCAAAACCTAATATAAGTATAACCGTACCATAATATATAATATTATCAATCATTTGTTTTCTTTTTGCTATAGCTTTTTCTTCCGCTAACTTTTGTTCTCGTATCATTTGTTGACGAGTTTTTATAAAGTTTTGGAATATTTTTGCACCATTAGGGTATGGCCCCCAATAGAGTTTTTCTTTAATTTGTGCTATTTGTTTTCTAGCATTTTCTTCTGCAACTACAATATCCATTGCTTTTTGATTTAAACTTTTATTTTTTCCTTTACTTACTTCTTGTTTAGCTTTAGATAAAGTTTCTGTATGGTCAAAAAGTTTACCTAAATCTTTAGTTACCTCATTAACATCCCTAGCAGCTGCTATTCCTTTTTTTACTAACTCTGCAGTAGTTCGCACTCCTGCTATAGCTAATCCAATTGTTGCCGGGTCTAACATTATCCATCCTTTTTATCTACCTTTTTATCTACCTTTTTTAATTTTAAAAACTCGTCAATCTGGCGTAAAGTTTTTTCTATTTGTTTTCGTTGTTCTTTAATTTCTTTTTCCTGTATTTTTATACGTTCTCTTTGAGACAGTTTTGTCATTAATTCACTTTACGTGTTGCATCTGCTACTAGTTCTAATCCAGCAGCTTGTTTTAAAACCTCTACGCTTTTTTCATTTGACTTAACCATTTCATTCCTAAAAGACTCTACAGCTGCACCTGTGCTTCTTTGCTGTTGAGAATTTTCTACAAGTAGAACTGGAAGCCATCCTACTGCACATCCCCAATCATCTACTTCTTCTCCAGTATTAGGATTATGTCCTCTTAATTGTGTAAACCAAGCACATTTTAACTCAATGCAATCTTTTTTAATTAACGGACAAAATGATCCTGCTTTTATTTTCATTACGCATCCTTAGAACAAAGTATTACATCAATATACTGCACGTTTACATTAACTGCTAAAGTACCTGCATTGTGAGAGTGACCAGTACCACTACCTGTAGACCCTGTAGTAGCACCTTGATTGTTCTCATCTACTCTAGCTCCTCCACCACCAGCATTACCAATTCCGGGCTGGTTGTAAACTTTTTGTGTATAGCTATGAGTGTGACTAGGTATTTCATCTACTTCTAATTCATGACTAGCTGTTGCTCCTGTAGCCGTTACTGAACTATTAAGGGCTGTAGTAAAAGCGTTAGAACCACCTGTTCCTCCACCTGTACCACTTACAACTCGTAAGGCTTTATTATCTTGGGAAGTTACTTTAGTCCAACCAGTAGGAGCTCCAGATTGAAAAAACACCATAACTGAACCAGAGGGTACAGATACAGTAGGAGCACTTGATGTAAACGCTGACCCATTAGAAGTTAGTACATTACCACTAGAACCTGCAGAAGTTAGTCCTGTACCACCAGAAGCAACAGGTAGAGCAGCTCCTAAAGTTAAAGAACTTATATAGTTAATTCCATCAACAACATTCGTTCCATCACAATATACAATAGTTTTACTACCATTTCCGATAGTAATTCCTGACCCACTGGATGTTTTAAAAACAATAGATTGGCTACCACTAGTAGCATTATCAACTACGTATAATTTTTCTTTGGTAGGACATATGACATTTCTTTGAGCAGATAACGTACCCGTAAGTTTAATTATCATCTGCCTAGCTTCATCACTAACGCCATTATTAGATGTCAGTGTATAGTTAGCATCAGACATAGATACTGTGGCATGTCCAGCAATTGCTTCCTCTATAAGTGTACCTAAATTAGTATTAGTCGTAGTTCCCCATGTACCGGATTGATCTCCCGATCCCATTAATTCTATTCTTAATCTATCTGAATATGTACTTGCCATTTTTTATCCTAATGTTTATTAAGGGATTTCTTCCCATATTGTACTTGCTTCTTCAATTTCCGTCCAGTTCCCATCTGGAGCTGGATTGTTTGCTATTGCTTCTCCATCGTCTGTAGAACTAAATCCCACACCACTAAACGCTGATCCACTATGAGTGCTTGCTATACTTTGGGTAAACGACTCATTAAATATATCTATCCAATTAGTTGTAACATCTTCGTCTATTTCAACTTCAAGGTCTTGATATATATTAGGAGCCGTAACTCCTGCTATTAAACTAGTTCCTGTTACAGATATATTAGCAGTTAAATTTATCTGAAAAGGATTAGGATTTATTGTAGTCCCAATACTTTGACCTGTAACAAAAACAGAATGATCTGTATTAATTGTAGGGGTAAAAGTGTTAGAAGCTATAGAATTACCTGTAAGAAAAATAGTTTCTACATTCAAGGTAACACTACTAAGAGCCGAACCCATTGCCTGTCCGGTTACTGATACATTTGCTTTACCAGACGTTGTAACACTACCTACTACAGAACCTGCTGCTTGCCCAGTTACAGATACATTTGCTTTTCCTGATACAGTTACACTCTGAGTAGCCGCAGCTATAGCTTGCCCGGTGACTGCTTGTGTTAAATGTGCAGGGAAAGATTGATCGGCAAAACTAGAAACTGAAAAATAAGGTGTGCCGAACATGCTATATTCCTGTTAATTAATCTGCATCTGCTATCTTTAACGTCCCTGCGGCAACTTGCCTCATTGCTTCTGCATAATGTCGATTGTTTGTGTCAATAGGAATTGAAACAACTTCTCCGTCAACTGTAGCTCGAATTTCTATAGGAGCAGAGTCATCTGGAAATACTTTTCGATACTGTGCGTTCTCAATTTTCATGTATGTATTCATAATTCTGCATCCGCTTTTACGTTAGCCCCAATCCCATACGACTGTTCGGCATATTCTAAAATTCGCACTGTTGATTTTGAAGAACTTACTGAGTGTGCGTCTACATCCGCAATTGCCCCACCCTGTGATGTTCGCTCCGTTATTTTACCAACCGTTCCAGATTCACTGCTGTGGGTGATGGTCGGGTTTGCTCGCATTGTTACTGGATAGTGAAAATTTGCCATATCTGCCGCACTAGCTGCCGACAAATAAGTATGCCATGTTGCAACATCAGAAGTGGCAGTTGCCAAAGATGTAGACGCTCCATATTCTTGACTCATATATAGATACCTTTGACATTTTTGCAATACCATGTCGTATGGTTCAAATTCAAAATCCGTTGCGGCAGTCCCTTGTTCAAGCATCATCCCCGTGATAAGAACTTCGTTGCTGGTGCTACTGGCGATATTTATGTTTGATGAACTAACCCGATTGGCATTGGTCGTGGATGCCCAAGAGGTGTTTAAAGTTCCTGAAGTAAAATTTGAACCTGCCGCCAAATAAATAACAACATAAAGACTTGCGTTATTATCATTCGTCATCGCTCCACTCGTGTCACCAGCAAATGTTAGCGTCTTTTTCTCAAATGTGTCGGCACTAGAAATAGTAAAGGTTTGAGAAATCTGCCTCGTGTTGTCGGTGTCCAGCAATTCCGCAGTGAACGTGCCTGTCAAATTGGAGCGAATCCAAAAACTCAATGTTAACGAATCTGCTGACGATGTGCCTTTTTTAATCCTTTGCAGATTTTGCCCTTCAATTGCTTGATATAAGGTCACTTCGGCATCTGCCGCCAACGAGGTATCTGCTGTTGTGCAATCGATTTTCCAACTGTAACCAAATCCTTGACCAGTTGGGACGGTGGTGGATCGAGCAATTGTATATGTGCCATGGTTTGAGATGCCACTGCCAAATCGGTCTACAGTATAATAACCTCCGGTGGTTTTGCCAGTAACTGAGGTGCTTCTTTGCCAAACATTCATACCACCGTTGATCAGTAAGTTCTTGTTTTCAAACTGATAAATACCTCCATCGGCTTTTGTAATATTATTTACGGCTAGTGTACTCATTTTGGATATTTGTCCTTTACTATTTTTATTTTAGCCTTCCATCCAGTTATACCATTGTGATACAGCTCATCTAATTGGTCTACAATACTAGGATATTCACTAGCTCGTTCCCTTTGATATTTAAGATTATTATATGCTGTCGTTAACTCAGCTAATTTAGTATTAATTTGTTCTGTGGTTATATTATTAGGATTTTTGTCTATCCATATGATATCTTTTTCTTCGATGACTTGCACTTTCGCATTACTATCTAGTGCCAGTATTGCATCAACTATTTCTGGTTTATCTATCATCCTTGCACCTCTATTAATGTAATACTTGACGCAGTGCGTGGATTATTAGCATTATCTGTATCGTCAGGTGTGCGATTGACATAAATTGTGTCATTACTTCCAGCTTGAATTTTATAAGTTGTCGAACTCGTTGATGAGGGTGAGTCTAATGCACATATAAAATTTCCAACAACTCCTGCATCTCCACCTACTGCGAGACCACTTGAAGAAGTCCGTGGTCTTGATGAACCTGCATCACCTTGATAAAATGCAGTTGAACCTCTTAAAACTCTTACTGTACAAGTATTTACACCAGTTTTTCCATTAATTTTTGTATCCGCAATAACTAAAATTTTATTACTTGTCGATGCTGGTGTAATGCTTGCAGATAATCCAGAAACATCTGTAAAAGTTGAACCTCCACCTGTGGAACTGATTGTACTAGCACTAGTTAAATTTACACTAACCAGTTGTATAATTGCTCCAGCACCCAAAGCAAGACCTCCAGCTTTGTCTGGAATAGTTATTGTTCGATCAGAATCTGTATTTGGGGCAGAAAAAGTTAATACTCCACTACCCGATGCGTTTCCTGTTATTTTTACGCTACTCATGAAGCTGCCTCCACTGTTAGTGTACCTGCACTAACACGTTTATTAATTTCACTTAAATATCTATTGGGCTCATTAACAGGAATGTCATAAGTTTTGTTATTTATAATACAAGTAATATAAGTAACTTTCCCACTATCAATATCTTTTCTATACTTTGCGTCTTTAATTACTGCAGTTTCCATATTCATGCTTCTATCTCTCCTTCAAATTCGATAAAATCAGAATTATCGGGGAATCTTAAGTAACCAGCTCCAGCAGCAGCAGAATTAGCCATAAATCTAACCCTATCATATTGGTTATTATCTCCAGCAAAAGTATTTATAGCGGTAACAGACCGAGCACTGTTTCCCCCATCTTTTAATTCATAACCTGTGCTTCTTGCGGTAGCAGGTTGTTTAACCATAGGTACAAATAATTGTAGTCCTAAACTACCACTACTACCATCACTATCCCCTGTTAAACCAAAGTAACGTAATCCAGATTGATCTATTTTGTTATCTATAGTTTGATAATATCTTTTACAATGTCTTAAAGCATCATCAAATTTAGGTCTATTAAAATCAGAAGCTACAGCACCTTTTTCTAACTGTACATCAGTTAAATATAAAAACTGACCAGCAGTAGTATCTGTAACATCTGACCATATAAAAACTATTATATTGGTGGTAGAAGCAGTATCTACAGTTGCTGTTATAGAATATGTAGCCCAGGAAGTGGTAACATTAAGATTTGCTGGTGTATTTTCATATGTAAAATTACTAGCTAGTGTTGGATCAGTTCCTTCAGCACCCCAAGCACTAATCATATCTGCAGTGGGGGCATTGGCAGTTGATGACCAAGCTATAATTGCAGCCTTTACATTATCTAATTTATCAACAGCACTTGCTTTTGCTTTAAAGCTTAAAGTTATTTCATTACCTATTAAATCTATACAATCTTTTTGCTCTATGGCTTGTGCTATTCCAAATTTTTTATTAGTAGTTTCTACGTCTAATGCTATAGATGTAAGTTGGTTATCGGGTGCTGTTGACGATTGTGTAACATCTACAATATCGCTCCCATCACTAAGAAGTTTCCATCTATCTAAAGTAAAGTTAGTATCAGCATTAGTTAAAGCTGTGGCTGCTGTAAAAGAAGTTCCACGTTGTGCTACTGAAAAATCACCGTTTATAATACGATTATCAGCATTACCACCTAGACTTCCATTTATACTTCCTGTTGTTATAGAATCGCCTGTAATTACTGTTGCCATATTATTCCTATACTATGGTTAAAACACTACCAGTCGGAACTGTAAGAGAAACCCCAGTATTAATTGTTAAATTAGTTGCAATTGCATTTTGAGTAACACTTTTATTTTCTCCTATTGTGTAATCTGCTGTTACAGTTGCATCATGTTCTAGAATACCAAAACTTCCTGTACCACCAGAGCCAGCAAATCTAGCTCTATCTCCTAAATAACTATCAGAAAATGCTCCTATATAACTAGCCATATTATGTTCCTACTAAATAACTTAATATCGCATCTGCTGCAGAACTTGCAGATACATATGCTTTAAATAAATCACCTGCTTCTGCTACAACTTTTTGATCTCCTCCAATGAGCACTAAAGTACCACCTACAGCTATAGGAGCATCTTTTACAAGAAAAATAGCCGATCCCCCTGATTTTGTAAGAGTAACTGAAGCTGTTATATTAGCTGCAGATTTATTAGAGACAGTTAACCCTACTACTACGTGGGTGGTAGAACTGGACACAGTATCGCTGATAGTAGTAGGGCTACCTGAAGAGTTTGATAGATTTTGTGTTGTTTTACTTTTAAATGCCATAATTTTTTCCTATTTATCCAAGAGCAATCGCCATAGCTTGTGCTTCTGCAGTTACTTCTGCTGTACTATTTACATCTAAACTTGCACGTGCTGTGGCCCCAGACTCTGCTACAAAATTAGCCCCGTCACCTACAATAAAATTACCATTAGTAACAGCTAATCCTGCTACATCTTGAAGTTGTGCATCTAACCTAGCGTTTGCTACAGTGCCTGACAACTGACTTGCGTCAATGGTTTTATTAGTAAGGGTTTGTGCATCGCTAGTAGTAACCGCTTTTTCAGCAGGATAAGTTGCAAAAACATCTTTAGTCCCACTAGAAAAATCAACTGCATTATTAGAATTACTAGACTTTAATACAGAAGTTCTTGCTAAAGTGCCAGCAGCTACAGTCCCCAACCCAACTTCAAATTCGTTTGCACTTTGATGAGCTATGGCATAATAAGTAGTATTGGTGTTTCCTATGGCTGTGGAAAAAGTCTGATAGCTTTGAACAGCCCCTGATAAACTAAATGTGCCTGTTCCAGTTGTAGTGGATGTTTCTCTTACTCTATCTGCTAAAACAAAAGCCATATGTATACCTCTATGTTATTCTTAATATTGCATTACTAGCATCTGCTGTAGGAAATACAATCGTAAAATCTCCAGCACTTGCTGTCTTATCTCCGCCAAAATCTAATACTAAAACTGCTGGATTAGTATAAGTATGTGTGGGTGTAGTGTTATAAATTAGAGCCCCTCTTGCGGTTATACTTACGTTAGAAAATACCTCATCTGCAAAATCTATCAAAGCAGTAGTCCCCGATGTGCTTGGGGCTACTTGTGCAAGAGCTTGTCCTTGAGCACTATAATTAGTTCCTGAAGTTTCTCCAGAAGATGTATAAGCTGTAGTGCTCGCACTTAAATCAGCAGAAGACGTATATAAAGCCATTTTAAATGTATCTCCTGTACTAAGAGCCCTAAAATCATGGGCTCCTTCTAATAGTTCTTTCTTAAAACTTGTGCAAACTGCTTGACTAATAGCCATTAAAGTCTCCTAATAATTTCCGCTGCATCCTTCAATCCAGCATTATTTAATTTATTATACACTGTAGTTCTATCACTTTGTATAGCTTTTTTCATATATAATACAAGTATTTGGTGTACAGCTTCCCTATCTATTGCTCCATTGTTAGACGCAGAAAATATACGTTTAAGAGCCAATGCTGCTATTTCTTCAGGAGTGTGTCCTCTATTTGATGTTGTCATAACATCTACTTTTCCAACTTCTCCTGCTATAGCATCAAAAAACATTAAGTCACCTTATATCTAGTTTGTCCTGAACGGTAAGCATCTTGCCTATCTTTACCATCACCCAACATTTTTAACTGTTTCATAGCTTCGTCATAACGTCCTTTATATAACGTGATTAAATCTGCATCCCCTTTCATAAAGGTATAAGCCTCTAAAACAGCTCCATATAACAAAGTTTGTTCGTAATTAGTACCTAACCAAGTTGTACCACTAGCAACAGTAGTTATAGATTCTGGATAATAGTAATAATGTAATTCTATGGATAAAGCTGTACTAGGGGTAGGAGCCATTATAAAAGTATCATCATCAAATAAAGCATAATATTTTGGTGTCCCTGTAGTTGTAGGATCAGGGTAGGCTTCTCGTATCCAATTAACATCTTTATTTAACATAAATTCATACGTACCATCAGCTAAAATAGCTGCCATAGAATACGCAGCTAAAAAATCTGTAGGAGTTTGTAGATATTTATTAGATGCGGTAGCAGCACCTGTTACATTTTTTCTTAAATACGGTATTTGAACTTCGTTGTATATGCGTTGTTCAGCTTGTTTAACAAAACTAGCAATGTTGTTTACAAAGGTAGTTTCTGTATTTTCTGTATAATCCTTAATAGCTTGTGTAAGTTCTGTATAATTCATTTATAAGCACCAAATAAAGACATTAAACCACCGCCCCCAAACGGCATTCCATATCCACCATATCCCATCATTGGAGACATTCCAAAACCTCCCATTCTTGACATACCATACCCTCCCATTACAGGCATATTATAACTACCTACCCCCATTTGCATGTATGGATTTGCAAAAGAAGTTTGTGGCACTCCTCGCAAAGCATTGGAGTATTGCCGTAACCCCATTGCAAATGGATTCGCTTGTTGTTGTGGCGGTTGTTGTGGTTGTGGCGGTTGTTGTGGTTGTTGTGATGGTTCTACAGGATACCCTATTACAGGAGAGGGAGGAGGAGGTTCTCCTCCCGTAGTTACAGGTTCAGTAGGGTCTACTATAGGAGGAGCCATAGGTTCAGCAGCATCTGTTGTTCTTACATTTCTAACATCAGAAAATCCACCACGCCCTTTACCTCCACCATAAAAAGTAAAAAACTCTAACCAATATAAGGGATTTATCAGATTATGTATTTTCATCCTATTGTCACCGTTACCGTCCCTACTGTTGTTTGCATTTGTGTACTATTACCATTAGGCACTCCATTACCATCACCAACTGGGTCAAAACTATAAACACCTCTACCGGATTCAGCTCCAGTAGGTCGTGGCCCTCGTAATGCTTGGGGATCATTTATTGGAAAACTACCTAAAGCATTTTGTGGGTGATCGGGTTCCCAACACTCAGGGCATACTTTAATACTTGTTTCCTGATCCCTAATACTTAACTCTTTTAATTCTTTTAATTTATACCTAAATCCACACCTATCACAAAAACCAAAAGCAAATTTACCTGATGCGTAATTACTCATTTACTATGCTAGTCGTTTACTTACTTTATTCCCTCTGATAGAAGCCCCTTTCCCTTTCATTGGAATGGTTTGTGTTGAAGGAATATTGTTTGGATACCCTGCAAAATCAGGCACAGGTACTTTTTTAGGTTGTTGGTATACAGTTTTTTCTTTCATAATTTTCTCCTATACTGGACTAATGTTCGGGGCAAACTGAATAGATGACTTATCTCTATCTTCATCAGCTGCTAAGTTAAATTGTTCCTCATACGCTGCTTTAAGCAACGCAATACGATCAACGGGGACTTCAGGACGTTTAAGAGCAATACTGTAGGCCAAGCCAGCAGTAATACAAGGGATAAACCGACTAGGTATATCCATAGTATTGGTAGCACTACTACCAGTGTCATCCATTCTTTTAAGCCTGAAATAAACCAATGTGTACGTCTCGGCACTATCGGGGGTAGGCCATACTCGGAAGGTTGGGGTAGCTTGCCTATCAATATATATCTGAACAGGTCTGCCAGTTGAATTTTTTGCAGTAATTGACGCATACGTAGATACCGATATTCTATTAATTGAAAGGTCAGATTGATTAGTGCCTGACCCAGTTCTTATTACATGTTCTAATAAATCTATAGTAGATGCAGGTAAGGTATAAGAAGCAGTACCAGCAGTTAAAACCTGAGTGCCTTCTTCTACTGTCCATAAATTAATACCACGATTAGACCATTCGGCAGACATTATATTAAGGCTACGCCTAGCAGTTTTTAGGTCATAACCACTACGCATCTCTAACCCACAGCGTTCAAATGCTTCTTCGCATATCTCCGCTATATCTGGATTAAATGTTTGTACCCCACTAGTAGCCATTTACTACACCATTTTACCTTTAGTTAGCCCACCTCGTGCCATACCATTTACAGGACAAGAAGTGCGTCCCCCCATTCTATATCTGGTCTTACCGCCCATTCTCATTTTCTTTTTCATATAATCTTTACCGTAGCCACCGCCCATCATTTTCATTTTATCTTTGCTGTGACCACCGCCCATCATTTTCATCTTCTCCTTCATAACCATACCGCCACCCATCATTTTGTCTATTTTACCTCCGTAATTAAAACCCATCCTTTTAACTACTTCAGGGGCTTCTTTTTTTAAAGCCATTAGACCAGGGTTCATTTTCTTGTCTTTAGCCATTACTTACTCCTTATTTTTATTAATTAGACTCTGCACAGTTTTAGTTTCCCATATACGAATCCCAAACCATACGATTGTAAAAATTCCAACTAATGCTTGTATATAACCAAAAAATACCCCAACTCCTAAAGTTGCAGATACACCGTCTATGATAGGTTTTATAGATTCTGGATTGTTTTCCATCATGCTCTACCTTTAGCCTTTTTTTTAGCTGTTTTAGACAACTCACTAAAATGGTATAGTTTCCTACTTGTTTTGCCATGTGTTTTACCAGAATGTAAATCCCCATTAGGCATTTTATGTGTACCACCTTTATGTTTTGTCCCATCTCTAAAATAATGTGGAACTCCTTGAGCCATATTTACTCCTTTACCATTTAACTTTATCCGCCCAATAAGCTGCTGACATTTTTCCTTTCTTTATATTCTTACCATGTCTAGCTTTAAATGAACGTCTTTTAGCTTTCATACGAGCCGATTCTCCTTTTTTAGGTTTACCTGCTGTCCCTTTTATCGTGCCAACCTTTTTACCTTGTTGCCCAAAGCGTATTACTTTTTCCTTCCCACCTTTACAAGCCTTAACAATATGAGACTTTTTAGGGTGTTTGGGTGTACGCCTTGGTTTATTACAAGGCATTTTCTTTTTGTTTACACGAGCTACCATTTACCTAACCATCATAAAATACAGTTAAACTTACAGCAGTACCCGCAGGTAAATCTACATAAGCTCCTGCATCAAACAACACACCATCATCCGGTATATACGGATCAATATAATCTTTAGTTGTAGTAGCAACCTGTAAAGAAAACAAACTAGTTCCACTTACAGGAGAAGTATTGAAAAAACTAATATCTCCAACTGTTCCACCTGTAGTAGCATGAAGTCCTTTTAATCTAGTCCTTTCTGAATTAATTTTACCTTGACCGCCTGTAGTACCTGCAGCTACCCCTACTGAAGTATTAGTTCCAATTGAACCATCACCTGCAATAGAAGTTATAGTGTCGTAAAACTTAGTAGAAGTTACAGTATTGGCGTTAGGGCCAGCTATATCTTCAGTTAAAGTATTACCAGCTATATCTGTACCAGTAATAGTAATGGTGACTCCTGATATATTACCACCAGAAGTCAACGTTACTTTAGCAGCCTGGTCAGTGGCATGAAACGCACCTGTACCAGCTGCAGCTGTTAGCGTCATAGCTGCCGTACCACTAGTGGTTTGCAGAGCTGCTATAGCTGCAGTTGATGCAGATAAACTATTCAAAAAGGTTTTTGCTTTAATATCAGAAGACATTACTTATCCTCCTTAATTAAACCCTTCAAGACCATAGCTTTGTACTCAGCACTACCTTTTGGAGGTATAACTGAAGCAGTTTTAGTTTCTTTTACTTTTTTAGGAGCAACCTTTTTAGTATCTTTAGCCGAAGCCATAAGCTATCTCCTTATCTATCTTGTGCAGCAAATAAGTAATCAATAGTTGCTGATTTGGTTCCTGTAGCAGAACCCGATAGCTCCATTGCCCCAATAGCTAAATTTTCATCATCAGGGATATTTGTAGTATGAGTAGCTACTAATGCCCTATTAACAAAAAATTCTACTACCGCATTTGTTTTATTTTTAGCTGAAACTTTAAAACTTAACGTAACGTAAGTATCATCCGCTATATCTATTCCAGAATCAGTAGTTGTGGCTGTACCATCTTTTTCTGTAACACAGTCAATGTTAGTATCTCCATCATCTACTTGAAATACAATGCGGTCAGCAGCTGTCAACATAGCTTCTGGGTTAGTGGCAAAATTAACAGTTAATCCAACACAAAGGTCAATAGCACTTCCTTCGGAATCACCTACCTTTAATTTAGTTTCAAACCAAATGTCTCTACCACTGTCTCCAGTAGCAATCTTAAAAATTTCATTACCTTGAACGGAAGCACCATCATTGTCCGTAGTAGCTTGAGAAGTAAGAACAAGAGTTCCACTTTCTGCATCTGCACCTAAAGCAGCAGTTGCACTACTATCTTTAATAAGAGTCCAATCGTTTGTTGTATCTAAAGCAATACCAGTAAAGTCGTCAAAATAAACAACGTAATCTGGATTTTTATCTATAGGAAGGTTATTAAACCACTTCCTTGGTTCGTCCTTTCCTGAAAATAGAATAGGCCCAGTAAAATGAACAGCCATAATTAATCTCCTGTCGTGGCTAGTGTCAGCTTTCGCTGTCAGAAGTTAAAAAAACCCCCCGAAGGTTAATTCGGGGGATGTACTCATTAAGGAGGTTGAGTGAAACCATTAAGCCCCCGGTGATCCAAACATAGCTAATGGGTCAGAGAAACCAAAGCTATAACGCTCACGGGCTTTATATCTTGCATTGCCTGTGTCGAAATCTCCGTCCATAGATGTTTGCATTGGGGTTCTAACAAAATGCTTGAGACCATTAGGAATATCTGTTTTCAAGAACCAAGCATCAGTATCGGTTAGATAGTGATTAATAGTAAATCCTTGAGATATAGAACCCATTGTCCTCATTGCGTTAGTATCGTTATCTGCTGTAGCAGTACGTAACTCAGTTTCTAACAAACGAGTAGCCACAAACTGAAGAGCTGAAGGAACGATAAGTTTGACTGGTCTTGATGCAATCAATAAACCACGCTCATCAGTCCATCCACCAATTCGGATAATAGCAGACTCCAAAGAAGTCTCGTTTAAATCAGAAGCTGTGTCAGGCTCGTTTTTATTAACACCACCAGAAACAAGTGGGTGTGCAGTTGAAAATAACTCAACCCCGTCACCACCAGCAAAATTGCTGTCAAAACCATTGTTAAGAACAGCTGCAGCTTTTACTTGTTTAGTGTAAGCCATAGCACGAGCAAGAGCCTTTGTGTAACGACTAGATAAACTGTCGTACAAATTATCTTCCACTGCTTCTTCTGTTATAGAAAAACCAAGAGCTACTGTCTCATGGTTATAACGAGCAGACCATGCTTCTTGTGCGTTATCGTAAGATATTGCAGAGCCTTCGTTTTTAACCGGAGCAGCACTAAACCCAGATAATTTTACTTCTTCTTCAAAACTACGCTCTGAAGTTTCGGTTTCAAAAATCTCAGCATGCTCCTCGCCATACTTGTCATACTCCATACCAAATAATGCATTTAAGCCCGGTAGGAGTTCTTTTAATAATTGTGCTCTAGAAATAGCCATTATTTATTACTCCTTATAAGCCAGTGCCAACCATATAAGCGTGACCACCCGTAGCAACATTACTGTCTTCATGCGGGGCGTTCCACTTAACGATGACTTCTGTGTAATTACCGGACGAATCAGTGGTTTCTTCGACTACATCAACAATTCTCATCGGTAATGATAAAGTGGTGGCAACACTAGAACTTAAAATAGCAACTTTAGAGTTACCATTTGTAGTGCTACCTGCGTTTTGAACTAATGCAGCGTTAGACCCAATAGAGCCATATGCAATACCAGCAATAGTGGTAGTGCCAGATACAACAGCTACTTTAAATAGTGCATCTGGGTCGTCAACAACATAAGCCTGTATATCCGAAGCTACAGTGCTTGCTGGATAATACTGTTTAAAAGTTTTTTGGGATGTGCTTGGGTCTGTGTAAGTAACACCTACAAAAACACCAATCACGCCTGTGGCAGTAACAGTAGTAGTACCTGTTTCTTTTTGAATAGTTCCATCAGCAGCTCTTTTTACAACATCTCCATTAAAGATGTCAGTGCCGTAGTTGGAAGCTATTTTCATCTGCCTAGTAGACCCCGCATAAGGTTGCCCACCAATCAAATTAATTGGTTGTAAACCATATGGGGCTTCAACAGTTGGATAAGCCATGATTAAAAAATCTCCATAATCAAATTAATAAATTAATTTCCTTTAGATACCGTTGAGCGTTTTTCACTAAACAAAGGCATCCTAGGGTTATTTTCTCTCATAAAGTTATTATCCACAGATTCTTCTTGCTGTCTTGCTTTTTTCTTGAAATAATCATTTCGACTGTTTACAGTCTCTGTTGGCATTTTACAAAGTAATAATCCTCCAGATTCTATATTTCCAGAAGCATCAGCCTTAAATCCATATTCAGTAATAACTTCAGGGTGTTCATCTGCTTTAACTGGAACCCATCCTTCACGCATACGTAGAGATGCATTTCTGTCATCTTTTTGACCTAATACTGCTATTCTCACCCAACGGAAAGTAAATCCGTCTTGTGGAGTTGGATCAGGTAATTGTGTTGGTGGAACCCAATCTTGTTTGCGAGTTTCTTTATCTCGTGTTTTTGTTGCTCTTGGTTGTTTCGCTGCTTGTATATTATTGTCCATAATTTCTCCAATTATTTATTAAGTTGTGATACTTGTTTTGCATATTCTTCTAATGGCACTCCTAGCCGTTTGGCTAATGATACCTGCGTAGAAGTCAACGTAATTTTCTTAGAAGATGGACTTCGCTTTACAGGAGCGACAACATTTGCGGGAGCAGATTTTTTAACTTCTGGCTCTTCTTCAAGAGTATCCTCAGAGTCCACACCATTTAATCGGTCTGGGAAAATCTGTTTTATGCGAGAATCTATCTTCTCGTAGTATTCATCTGAGCGAGGGTCTATACCCTGTTTTACTAACTTTTCGTGCAGCCCATAAGCTAGGGCAGTCATTTCTTCATCATTCCCAAACCATGTATTTTTAGCGAACCATTCTTTTGCTTTTGGATCAGGTTCAGGAACTTCTTTATTGTTATTATATACTTGGTTAGGGTCTGTTTGTAAAGACTTTTCTTTATTTTGATATTTAGGATTATAAGTAGCAGCATTGTTTTTTGCTACAGTAGCTTCCGCAAGTCTAGTTTGAGCTTCCACAATAGCATCAGAGTCAGCATCTTCATATGCTTTTTTATAAGCCTGTTGAGCTGCAGCTAATTCAGCATCTGCTCTAGCTTTAGACTCCTCCATAAGCACATTTTCACCCTTAGATAAATTTTCTTTTAGCTTACGGTTTTCTTCTTGTAGAGATTTGGCATAGTTATAAGCCTCTCTAGCTTCTCGCTCTTTAGCTTCCTTAGCCCTACGTTCATCGTGATATCCTTTTTTAAGTTTACCTATACGACTTTTAACTTTTTCGCTATACTCCTCCATCTCCTCTGTAGGGGGTTCAGGATTATCAGTGGCTTTCATAGGTGTTTTGCCCCTATCTTCTTCTGGGGTATCGTCTATTATTTCCACTTCAAAATCATCTTTTGCTTCTATTACGTCTTCTTTTGTTTGTTCTTTTATTTCTTCAGCCATAATTTATCTCCTAACTAGCACGTGAAAAACCACGTGGATCAGCGACAACACCTTCAATGCTATCGTCATTTAACATACGAAACTCTTTTCCATCTACAAACATTCTTGTACCTGAATAAGACCGCATAATTACAAAATCACCTTCTTTACACCAAGCACCTGTGGGAAACTTATCTTTATCTTTATAAGCATCGGGGCCAATAGCTAAAACAAATCCTATGTTAGCAGCGGTGGATTCTTTTTCTATTACACTATCGGGTTTTAATATTCCTCCAGCAGTTTTTTCTTCTATATCAGGTAAAGTTACTAACACTTTATATCCTACTGGCTGTGGTAATCGTAGTGATTTATCTTTAAGTTTTGCTACTTTATCCACAGTTTTATCAACATCTATTGAACTTACTGAACTCATTAGTCTATATCCTCTTGTTTTTTGGCAGCATCTATTAAGTCTAAAAAGGCTCTTTCAGCTAAAGCTAAACCTTCTATTGTCCCCACTAGATGCCGATACTGGGGAAAATCTGTTGCACCTCCGGTAGATACCGTGTCAGCGTAATCATTCATTAACTTACGTAATTCTTCTCTAAATGCATCTTCTATACTCATAAGATGTTACCTTTCAGGGGTAGCAGGTGGAACCTGTGGTTGTGGCTGAGGGGCTTCTTCACTAGCAGCTATGTTTTTAGCTACATCTAAACCAATCTTAAGTCCTTCAGTTTTTTGTTTTTCGGTTAATTCATTTTCTTGTTTTTGTATTTCTACACCCATCTGAGCACCAGCAATTTCTTTATTAGCTTCTATTTGCTCATTCTTCAACATAGCATCCATTAAATCTTTAGCTGCTTTACGTCTTAATTCAGCTTCTTTAAGTTGTAATTCTGCTTGTTGTAATTGAAGAACTGGGTCTTGAGCTGCCTGTTGTGCTTGTTGTTGTGCCTGTTGAGCAGTAGATTGTTGCTGTACCTGTTGAGAAGCCTGTGCCATCATCCTTGAAATCTCAACTTCGAGTTCTTCTGGCATCTCCTCATTAGGTGCAGGTAGTGGTACACCCATTTGTTTCTCAACTTCTACTCTATATTGCATAGCTGTATGCTCTGCTATGTGAGCTGCTAACGCCCCTCTAATAGCATTAGCCATAGGGCTTTGCCCAATAAGTTGTGCTATTTCAGGATTTTGAGCTGCAGACATATGTGTCTGTATATGTGCTTTATGATCTTGGTATAAAAAGGCTTTTACGGGTTTATTAGTTAGTAGTGCCATGTTTTCACTTACAGGGTCTTTAGGAGTCATATCATCTTCTATAGGAACTAACCTAGAAGCATCTTTAATACCTAACGTCTGTAACATCTGTTGATGCAGTAAAGGTAAATCATATAACTGTGGAGCTTGAGCTGCTAACTGTAGGGCTGCTTGATACTGAACAACCCGCATAGACATGGTAGAAGCATTAGGATCACTAACAGGTATAACCTCAACATCCATATATTCCTGTTTGGAAATAATTTGTTGTTCTATATCTACACCTTTTTCTGTAGGACGTATCTGAGTAACATTATCTGTAGATATTTCTGATTCATAATCCCCTACATGATCCTCTACAATCTCCTTAATTAGCTTAAACTCTACTTTCATAGAGTTATGCATACGAGCTTGTACCGCACTCATAACCTTTAACATTCTTTCTAAAATAGCTAAAGTTGTACCTACAGGAGCTTCAGAATTAAGATCAATTCCCTTAAAATCAGAAATCGCTGCCATTGAACGACCCTGATCTATGATATTTTGGAATAAAGCTAGTAATGTTTGAGATGGCTCTTTATAAGGTAAAAACGAAATATTATCCGCTATCTTACCTCCGGGTACGTCTACATCACGAAACTCTCCCGGCATAATAGGTGTATCATCACCCTTAATTCTAAGCCCTCTGGTTTTAAGACCCCCCGGTAAGTTGTTTAATGTACCTGCGTCAACTAACTGCCGAAGTAAAGAAGTACCAGACTTAGCATGTCCACCAAGTAAATGAATTAATCCAAATCCATAAAACCCAAATCCTGGTATGTAGGTGTAATGGACGAAATGATTTCGTTTCATCTTTAGTTTGTCATCTTCTCTCCAATTACGATATATGGAAAGAATTTGTAAAGAAGCTCTATCGACTGTAATAACATAAGGAAAAGCTATTTGATTAGGGTCTTCTCCTAAGTCATACTCCACATGCATCTCAAGAAGCTCATACCTATTATCTTCTTGTACTTCTACACCTGTGGTTTTATCTTTTTTCTCCTGTATGGATGTTCTATTAAATCCGGGTTCTCCTAAATCTACAGAACTATAAAATCCATTGACTTGTAAAAACCTAACTTCATTCTCGGTCTTTCTCATGACATGTGTAACACGAGAACAACTTGTTAAATCAGACGAGCCATAGGATACTATGAAATCTTCTGCAGGAATAAATGCTGCAACTTGACGACCCATTGCGGGATCAAAATAAACTTTCTTAAACGCTGATCCAGCCAATGCTAAATTCCATAGCATCCTTTCATGCTCAGGGCGATACTCTGTCATTTGCTCAGTAAGACGATAATTCATATCCTCTTGCACACGAGATGCTAATTTATCTTTATCTTTAGAAGGTTTACCTAATACTTTAGCCTTTACAGGGCCAGCTGCAGGGAATGTTTCCGTTATCGCTTCGGATTGAAATCTAACCACTGCTTCGGATAATAATGGATGGTATACTCCACAAGCTCCATTCCAAGGTTCAGTACGCTCCTCCATATTCAAACCAAGAAGTTCTAACCCATCTTCATAGGTTTGACTCCATTCTTTACGGCTTTCACTATCTGCCTCAAACAAACCTACTAAGTCATCAGCAACTTTAAGTAATTGGTCTGCATCTAACTGTTCTGCTAAATTAGCATCAAAAGCTCCCTCAAAAGGGCTATCTTGTTCCTCTTCTCCAATGGTTATTTCTACCCCACCATCGTCTTGTACCTCTATTTCTACGGGTGTTTCTTCTTTTATTTCTTCGTTATCAACTACTTTTTCGATAGCCATTGTATGCCCTCTTTAATAATAACTTGCTCGTTTATGCCGTAACCATCCAGCATCCTCATCTTGTTCATCACTATGTAATTTAATAAATCCACCTTGTCGATATCGTAATAACGCTTGGGTCATACTATCTACATAGTCATCGTGTTCTCCTGCAGGAAAAGAAGCTGCTTCTTCTATAACTTCCTGAGCCCATCGTGTATCTGGAGTCCAAACTGCCCCAGATGCAAATAAGTCTGTAACTGCATTTACTCTAGCTATCTTATCATTACCCCTACTGGGGGTAAATTCCGATACAGGTATACCCATAGCCCGTAATTCAAACACTAACGGGGCTCCACTAGCTTTTGCCTCGACAATTAGAGCATCAGGCTCCCAATCTGCGTAATATTCCTGTGCTTTTACCTTTAATTCTGGGAACTCCATACGTTTTTTGTACGCATCTAGTAAAATAATATTAGGAACAGTGGTTCCAGTGTCTTCATCTTCGTGATGAAACACACCCCATGTCGTACAAGCGGAATAATCCGATCTATTTGTCTTTAAAAACGCTGTATCCCACGACTGAATAATAAATTCACACGGAGGAGGGTTATCTTTCTCCCAAACACGCCACCATTCACGTTTTATTAGTGCTCCTTCTTCAGAAGTAGGCGTTTGTTGGTATTGGGCTTGCCATTTAGAGATAGGTAACTGTGTTTTTAAGTTTTCTAACTCATCTTTTGCCCAGAACTGAGGCCAAATAGGAGCTCCAGAGGGTAAAAGTGCAGGAAACTCGATAACTTCCCACTCATCTCCCCCATATTGAGCACTTGCTTTGATAACTTGACCCGTTAAATCCCGTTTTGACCACCTTGTCATTACAACTATAATAGAACCGCCTGGTTGTAAACGCTGTCTTGGGCCAGATGTATACCAATCGTAAACTTTATCGTAGACTTCGGGACTTGTTTCCGCAATGACCGCTTCTTGTTCAGAGTGTGGGTCATCAATTATCAACAAATCAGCACCTTTACCTGTTACAGCACCACCTACACCAATAGCGAAGTAGTCACCACCTACATTTGTGTTCCATCGACCCGCTGCTTTAGAGTCAGATTGTAGATGTACCGTAGGAAAAACCCGTTTATACTCGTCACTACCTACCAAGTTTCTAACTTTACGACCAAAACCCACGGCTAATTCTGCAGTATGGGAGGTTTGTATAATTTTTTTATTAGGAAATCGTCCTAAAAACCATGCGGGGAGAAGGTAAGACGCAAACTCCGACTTAGTATGTCTAGGGGGCATATTGATAATAAGTCTTTTAGCCTTACCTTCTGCAACTTTCTCAAAGGCTTCTGCCATTTTTGTGTGATGGTAGCCTTCGATAAACTCAGGCCACATTGTCTTTACAAACTTTAAAAACTTATTTTGAGCTGTAGTTAATTCGTAACGATTACGAACCCTATCCAGCTCTTCCAGCATTTCTGCTTTCTGGTACAAAGACATGTTGGGCAACATGGAAGCTAGATTATCTTTCATAGCTTTATACATTTCCATGTTTTGTCCCTGTCTTTGTGTCATTCTATGTCCTTTGACAACAATAATCCTTTCTGCATCTCATTCCAATTCTTGACTTCTTCGTCTAATTCTAATTTTTTATCTTTTAAGTCGGGTACTTTAACTTCTTTAACATCCTCAACATCACTAACCCATTCTCCTTCTAGTATGTTATCTAGACGCTGACGTATTTTTTTCTCTAATTCTTCTGTACTTTGATGGGTAACTGTAACTTCTGTCTTGTCTGTAAATAAATCAGCAGCCTTACCCAGTAACTCTAAAGCCCTCATTCTATTACTATCTTTTGTGGATACAGACTCCTCAAGAAGTTTATTAACCACGTATACTCGTAGTTGAGCTTTCTCCTGGACAACTTCCTTATCGTACTCGTCTAACAGTGCAGCTAAATGGAGAGCCGATCCATTAGTCTTTACGGTATCTTGCTTAACTTTTCGTTTAGACGGCTTTTCTTCTTGCACGACTTCTTGAAAAGTTTCCCTAGCATTTTCTTTATCTTCTTCGGTGGGTTGTATGTCTACACCCATATTTTGTAGAGCAACTGCCGTGTTACATGCTATCTTAGCTCTATCTAGAGCATCTAGTTTTGCTCCAACAAAATCTGCATCGGGTCTTAAATCTTCAGGGAATGGTATACCTTCATCATATTTAATAGCCATTATCCGTCCTCTGCCTCTGTAATGGCCCATTTCAAATAAACTGCAGCTTTTTGTAAATCCTCTATACCGTTACCTTTTTTATCGTATCTACTTAAATACTTAATGACATTACCTATGCAATACCCCTCAAATGCTTCCGAGGATAATTTCGCACGTATAAAATCAATGGTCTCTATACCGCCATCCGTGTAGTGGTCGGGGTGGTTTACCACATCTGACATATATTTGCACCCTTTATTATATTGTAGAAATAATAACATAGTAAAATCAAATACGTAAACAAAAATATATACCGGGTGGGGGTAGGGGAGGTAAAAAATAAGTGACGGGGGGGTTTTCTGGGGAACGACATAAGCTACTCTCCAAAAAAACTCTAACTCTCTTTTTTTGGAGAATTTGGAGAATTAGGAGAGTGCCTTTGTGATATATGTGTATCAGAATATGGTGTAAACACAGGTGTTCCAAGTTTCTATACAGGTTGGAACAGCAGAAAGCCTCTATACAAAGGCATCTTCGGGGTTTTGTTCCAAGTTGTCTATCCGGTTAGGCAACTTACTTGAGGGGTATTCTTGTGATATATGTATACCAAAATATAGTATAAACATGAGTGTACCGAATGTTGATACAAATCGGTACAACATCGGTACAACGGAAAGCCCCTGTACAAAGGCATCTTCGAGGTTTTGTACCGAATTACCGTGTTTTGACCCAACTTGAAAAAACTTTAACTCTACGTGCCACATACGGAGAAGTACCTTCGTAATACATGTGTATGGAGAGTGTTTACCAAGATAAAGGAACAAAAATTACATAGATACCCCTTTTGTGTCTTTTGTGTCTTTGTGTCAACAAGTTATCGCTATATATTTTGATTGGAAAAACCTACCGCTCCTTAAGGAGCAATTTTTTTATCGGAGCATGCTTCAGTAAATTTTGTAGGGGTAGTATTTTGAAAAAATTGTAAATTGTTTGTGTAGATTATTGTGTATATAAGTAGTTGCCTCGCAGAGCCGATTTAGGGGGGCTGGGGTAGTGTGGGGTCTAGGTTTGGGGTAATACCCCAAGATAATTAATTTAAATTAATTGTTATTAGTTGTTGTTTTTTGGTGTTAGTTGATGTTATAATATACCTGTAACACAAAAACATTATTAACCAACATAAAAGGAAATAAAAATGACACAAGAAAAAAACATATTTAATCCGGAAACAGTTGTTATAACTCAAAAAGGCAAAAGGGAGACCATCCCTTGTTTTGATAGAGTTGTAACAGTAGATTATAAAGAGGGAGAAACATTAAAGAAAATAAAAAATGGAGTCCGTGCTACTAGTGTCTATACTGACATTATGAATAATATAGCTAATGCTTTCATTACTGGTAAAAAAAGAATGGAAGAAATACTTAACTGCGAAATAATCTCAACTGTATGTGAGGAAATAAAAAAAGACTTGGATAAAGCGAAGTTAAAAAATCCTAATGCTAAACCAAGACTAAATAAACTTTATAAGGTATTTGGGTTTGATGCCGAAACAATAAGGCAACGAGGGTTAGGAAACATTAAAAAAGATGTAAGCACAATTTTCAAGTGTGTAGTAGGTATATATCCCCAAAAGAATATCCAAAAAGGCTTTCAGTTGATGTTTGATAGACAGCTAGAAGAATATAAAGAGGGAATCAGAAAAAATCTTAAGCCTATAACTATTACCATGCAAGGCATTGAAAAAGCCATGGCGGAACTGACCAGAAAGCCAAAAGAAAATTCTAATGCTTGGCTAGTTGACACCATCATGAAATTGTCCCAAGCTAAGAAGGAAGAAAATTGGGAATTAGTAGAAGAAGCATTAACAGTGTTAAAGGAAAAAGAATAATTAGAAATTCCCTTAATTGCCCTAGCCAGAAATGGCTAGGGTTTTTTTTCGTCTGTCGCAGATGAAACCAGTTCTGTGGAGGGGAAAGAACATATCACCGCTTTATTGAAACC